GTGAAAAAAATCAAAAAACCGCGTCTTACCGGCTGGATTGTGACATCCGCTTTTCTCTTTGCTGTTATCGGGCTGATTTCACCGCAACAGCTTCCCGTCACCGTCTATAAACTCTCGCTTATTTCACTCGCTGCGGTATTAGGCTATTGGCTGGATCGCTCGCTGTTTCCTAAAGCACGTCCTGGTCTGTTCCTCGAACAAGGTGATGAACCTGTACCGCGTGGACGTTTCCCGGTTCGGGACGGTCACCACACCGTATTTGCCGCCGCGATGTTACGACGTGCGCTGATTGTGTCAGCCGTTTGCATCGGCGTAGCGATGGGGTTGTGATATGCGACACCTCCTCATCACGCTGTTTGTTAGCCCGCTGCTTTTTAGCGCTACGGTCTGTGCCGACACGATCCCTCGTGCCGCGCAGGCGTATCGCAGTGATGTGATCCGCAGCGCACGGTTGGATTGGGGCATGAATGCCCCGATTGCTGACTTTGCGGCGCAGTTGCATCAGGAAAGCGGCTGGAATCCTCGGGCCGTTTCACCCGTCGGTGCGCAAGGGCTGGCTCAGTTTATGCCGACCACCGCCGACTGGTTTAGCGGTATCGTTCCTGAACTTCGCGCTAATCAACCGTTTAATCCTGCCTGGGCTATCCGTGCTCTGACGGGCTACGATCGCTGGCTGTGGACACGAATCAGCGCCAGCAACGACTGCGAACGTATGGCGATGACCTTGTCGTCCTACAACGGCGGGCTTGGCTGGTTACAGCGTGATAAGCAGCGCGCGAAGATCGCCGAGAAGGACATACTCCGCTGGTTTGGTCATGTGGAAACCGTCAATGCCGGGCGCAGTGCCGCCAACTGGCGTGAAAACCGCCATTATCCCGACCGCATTTTGCATCAACTGGCGCCACGGTATTTGAGCTGGGGGAGGGCGAGCTGTGTGGAATAGTCTGTTTCTCAATAGCCTGAAATCCTTTCTTTCGCCACGCGTGGTCGCCGTCCTGCTTGTCGTGGTGTTGCTACTCGCGGTCTATCTGACCGGTCGTAATCAGGGTTATCAACTAGCGCAAGCACTGGGGGATGCCGCGCTGGCGAAACAGCAGGCGGCATTCAACTTGCTACAGCAGCAGCAGGCTGAAACCCAGAACCAGCTACTACGTGCGGCGGCGGAGCAATACCAGCAGCAGGTAGAGCGTGGGAATCAACTCGAACAGCGCTATGTCGCAGCGCGTCAAAAACTGGCGGCGGATAACGCCGCTCTGCAACGGAAAATCGACCATGTTACTCAGCAATACATTGACGAAAAAGGCAAAGTTCAGCCTGTGCAGTGCGTGTTTACTCGTGGCTTCGTGCAGCACTACAACACCGCTTTCGGTCTGTCCACCGACGGTACCCCAGACGCCACCGCCGCTGCCCGCCGCACTGGCTCAGCGTCCAACAGCGGCACAACCGCTGACGCCGAATTACAACTTTCAGGCGTCTCCCAGCGCGACATTCTCGCCAACATCAGCGACAACGGAGAGCGCTATCAAGCGCTAAGTGCGCAGGTTAACGCGCTGCTGGATTACATCGAAACGTTACAACAGGCAGGGGAGGTAACACGTGAAGATTGAAGTGGAATTCTGGTCGTTGGTCGGCCTGTTGTTGTCGTTTATGAGCTTCCTGTTTGCCGCTGGACGGATTTTGCTCACGCAGATTGAAAAGCGGCTGAATGAGCGTTTCGCTGCCCTGGAAAATGCTCGCCAGAAGAGCGAGCAAGGGTGGACGCGGCTGGAGCGTGAATTTCTGGAATTCCGCGCCGATTTACCGCTGGTTTATGTACGACGTGAGGATTACATCCGTGGTCAGACGGTAATCGAAGCCAAGCTGGATGCGCTTTATAACAAGCTGGAATTGGTGCAGCAGCGGTATTCGGGAGGCAATCATGGCTGATACGCAGCGTATCCGACAGGAATCGATGCGTTGGCACTTGCTTATCGCATTAAACAAAACGCGGCCTTACACCGCGAATGAAATGTTCCTGCTAGCGCTGATGCAGCGGCTGTATGCCGATGCATCAGCGCCGGAGCTGCGTCACGCACTGGATTATCTGGCCGATCGCAAGATGGCGGTATTGACCAAGGAGGTAGGTGGCGTCTGGCTGGCGAATCTTACCCGCCTTGGTGTGGATGTCGTGGAATATGCGGTTGATTGTATGGTTGGCATCGCCCGGCCGGAAAAATATTGGGATCGGTAATCCGATTGCATTGCTTTCACTTCTGTCTTTACGCGTTATCAGTGTCGTCATCTTCCTTTGCGCCAGCACGATTGTGCTGGCGTTTTTTTATCGAAATAATTTTTATTTTTCAGCGTATTAACCGTCTTTTTTCAAATAAATCACGTCGCTGTTTTTTCTAAAACAGATTAAAAGCCGCAGCCAACCCTTATCCGGATACTAGCGCCATCAACACGATGTGCCACCAAAAACAGTGTGCCATCAACACAGTGGGTGAACGGATATGAATACCAGACCAATTATCGATGCGGTGATAGCCCGCCTCCAACAGCACTTACCGGCACGGCGGATTGCGTCCTGTCCAGAAAACATTCTGATCGGGCCAGACCTTCTGACTGCTGGCGATGTGCTGGTGGGGTATCGCGGTTCCGAATTTTCCGCACCGGAAGATGCGGATTCTCCGGTTCAGACGCAGCGGCCACAGCTGATGGTTGCCGTGCTGTTACCGGAGCTGGATGGCGAAGACGGCGTACTGGCCACACTCGATACCGTCCGTCAGGTGCTGGGAGGATACCGACTGCCTGACTGTCATCGCGGTATTCGGCTAGTACGTGACCGTTACGTTGGTCACACCGAAGGACGCTGGCATTACGCCATCGATTGCACCACAGAAACCCTTTTTATCGAAGACCGCGAGCAGACGGATGGTCCGCTGCTTACCACGGTTAATTATGAGGAGAAAGACGCATGAAATACCGCTACACCGGCCCCGCCAGCGGCGTCACGCTGGCAGATGGTCAGGAAATTCTGCTTTGGCCCGCTCAGGTGACTGAACTGCCAGCAGATCATGAGTATGTGAAAACGCTGATCGCGCTGGGCTATTTGCTGCCTGTCGCGGATCAGGTTCTGGCTGATAGCGCAACGGAGGTGACCCTTGGCCGCTAATTATTTACATGGTGTAGAAACAATTGAAATTGAAACCGGTGCTCGTCCGGTGAAAACCGTCAAATCTGCGGTGATTGGGCTGATTGGTACGGCACCGCAGGGTGTGGTAAATGACGTTACGCTGTGCCTGTCTGAAAAAGACGCGGCGCAGTTTGGTAGCCAGTTCGGCGGCTATACCATCCCGCAGGCGCTGGATGCAATTTACGATCATGGTGCGGGTACGGTTCTGGTCATCAACGTGCTGGATCCGGCGAAACACAAATCGTCTGTGAGCGCAGAAAAAGTCACGTTTGACAAAGCGACTGGCACGGCACAGCTGGTAAACCGTGTGGTTGCCAAGCTGGTACTGACGGCGGCAGAAGGCGGCCAGCCGTTTATCGAAGGTCAGGACTATACGCTGGATGCGCAAACCGGCGTCCTGAAAAATCTGGGTAAAAATATTGATGTTGCTGCCGTAGTTAGCGCGTCTTATGACTTTGCTGATGTCACGAAAGTGACTGCCGCCGACATCATCGGCAGCATCAACGCCGCGGGCAAACGCACCGGTATGAAGCTGCTGAACGATACCTACAACCTGTACGGCTTCTTTGCCAAGATTCTGATTTCGCCGGTGTTCTGTACGCAAAATAGCGTAACGACCGAGCTGATCTCGCTGGCCGACAAACTGGGCGCGATTGCCTATATCGATGCGCCAATCGGTACCACCTTTGCGCAGGCGCTGAGTGGCCGTGGCCCGGAAGGCACGATCAACTTCAACACCAGCTCTGAACGCGCTCGTCTGTGCTATCCGCACGTAAAAGTGTACGACGCGGAAACTAACAGCGAACGTCTGGAGCCGCTGTCGGCGCGTGCCGCTGGCCTGCGTGCCAAAGTCGATCTGGAGAAGGGTTTCTGGTGGTCGTCGTCCAATCAGGAAATCAAAGGGATCACCGGCGTAGAGCGCCAGCTGTCCGCGATGATTGACGATCCGCAGAGTGAAGTGAATCTGCTGAACGAGCAGGGCATCAGCACCATTTTCAACAGCTATGGTTCCGGCCTGCGCCTGTGGGGCAATCGCACCGCTGCCTGGCCAACCGTGACGCACATGAAGAACTTCGAAAACGTGCGTCGTACTGGCGATGTGATTAACGAATCCATCCGCTATTTCAGTCAGCAGTATATCGACATGCCGATCAATCAGGCACTGATCGACGCGCTGGTGGAATCCGTCAACGCCTACGGTCGCAAGCTGATCGGTGACGGCGCACTGCTGGGCTTCAAATGCTGGTTTGATGCCGCGCGTAACGAACAAACCGAACTGGCGGCAGGGCACCTGTTGCTTAACTACAAATTCACTCCGCCGCCGCCGCTTGAGCGTCTGACCTTTGAGACGGAGATCACCTCGGAATACCTGGTAACGCTGGAGGGCACTAACTGATGGCCGGGAAAATTGAAGTAAACCGTATTACCAACGCCAACATCTACATCAATGGTACCAACCTGCTGGGGCGTGCGCAGGAAATCAAACTGCCGGATATCTCGATGATCATGCAGGAACACAAGGCACTGGGCATGGTCGGTAAGATCGAACTGCCTGCAGGCTTCGACAAACTGGAAGGTGAGATCAAGTGGAACTCCTTCTACCGTGAAGCGATGCTGGCGGCGGCGAATCCTTACCAGTCGCTGGCGCTGCAGTGTCGCTCCAGCGTGGAACGCTACGGTTCTCAAGGCCGTATCGAAGAAGTGCCGCTGGTGACGCACATGACCATCATGTTCAAAAAGAATCCGCTGGGCACGTTCAAACAGCACGAAAACCCGGATTTTAGCAGCGCGTTCAGTTGCACCTACATCAAGCAGGTGATGAACGGTGAAGACCTGCTGGAGCTGGATTACCTGTCCAACATCTTCATGGTGGGCGGCGTGGATCAACTGAACAGCTACCGCGCTAATATCGGCGGTTAATTTATCTTCCAAGCCCGCCAGTGGGGCGGGCGTTTCTATCAATCAATGAGGTGACTATGTCAGCAAAAGTATTTGATATTATCGACTTGGAAAATAATATTCATTTTCAATGCCGCGAAGATGTCTACATTTTGGATGCTGCGGAAGAAGCGGGTTTTGATTTACCGTATTCCAGCCGTGCTGGCGCGGATCCTTCATCGGTAGCACGTTTGATTTCTGGTCAAGTCGATCAAAGCGATGGTTCCTATTTAGATGACAACCAGAAATCGGCCGGCTTCTTTCTGACGGATACCTCTTACCCACTAAGCAATTGTGTTGTTCGCTTCTATGCAGAAGATGAGCTGCATCATTAATTATCAATGTTCGCGTTATCGTAATGAAAGGGGCTTCGGCCCCTTTCTTATGCCCGCCATTTTCGTTTTCTAATTCACTTTAAAATCGTTATTCCTTGCTGCACGCGATACTGCTCCCGACATTTACTAAGGAGCCGTTATGCACACTGAAACCTATTCTCTGCAATTCCCTTACACCACCTCTGCCGGTCAACGCGTGGAGTCCATTTCGCTCAAGCGTCTGAAAGTCAAAGACATCAAAGCGGTGAAAAAAATCAGCGATGACCCAAGCAACTGGGATGACGCGCTGCTGTCGCGCATGACCGGTCTGGTACCGGAAGACATCGATGAGATGGACGCACAGGACTACATGGCGCTGCAAAAACGATTTCAGCAGCTACTTGGGTTGGATAACGCAGCCGGCGCTGCTGTGGAAAGCGCAGGCTCTGCTGGCGAGGTGGTTTCGCTTTCAGCCGAGTGAGATTGATGCGCTGGAACTGGACGACTTTGAACACTGGCTGGATGAAGCCAGCGAACAGATAAAACGTGAGAACGGTGAGGAAGACTGATTACTGACAGGATTAATTAGGCCACCATCCACCCACCCCGGCCAGCGACAGGACGCTGGCCGTTTTCCTCCCTCACCACCTGTCTTCTTCTCCCGCTTATCACTCGTCCTTTTCCGCGTTTTATCCCCGGTTTGTGATGGGGAAACCAAACTGGAGCGGCGCAAGCCGCCGTCTCCGATCCGCCCCGCAAGGGGCTTTTCTGAATGAGAGTGAACCGTGGATATGTTTTTAAACGGTGTCATGCTGGGCAGGTCGTTTGGTACCACGCTAGATGACACAAAAAAATCGATACAGTCACTTAGTGATAGCCTCAAACAGGCGCAGGAGCGGCAGCGGCAGTTTAATCAGTCGCTGGAGCGCTTTGGCACCGTCAGTTCGCAAGCGATATCTCGCATCGCACAGGCGACGTCCCGACTGAACAAGTCGCTACATGAACTAGAAACTAATCAGGAACGGCTGAGGCGTAACAAGCCGAGTAAGGAAACGCCGAGTAAGGAAACGTCAGGTAAGAGTCGAGGTGAACTCGCTGATGACTTTAAGACTAAGCGTGAACAGTTTGGTTTTGTCATGAAGCCAGTTGTGGCGTCGGTCACACACTATGCGTCATTTGAGGCGCAGTTGCGTGGCATCAGCATTGCTCATGATATATCGAGCGAGCAGGAAAAACTGATGGGGCAGCGCCTGCGTCAATCTTCTCAACAGGTGAACCAAACGCCGGAGGCATTGCTCAGCAGCGCCGGAAAGCTGCTTGATAACGGAATGTCGCAGCAGCAGGCAACGGATCTTGCGGCAGTGCTGGGGAAAACGTCAACGGCCTCCGGCGCGGCGTTGACCGATCTTACAGCACTTTCGGTCACGTTGGATAACGTGTTTAACCTGAAAGGTGCGGAGGTGCAGCAAGAGTCCCTCTCACGCATGCTGGCGGGTACGAAACAGGGGTTCTCCGCAGCGTTGATGTCGCAATATGTTCCTGCGCTGGCTTCAGGATTTACGGCGATGGGGGCGACGGGCAATCAGGCGCTGAGCCAATTGGTTTCCAGCCTGAGCGCGACAAAAGGCGCAGATACAGAAGCGAACACGGCTGCCCGTCTGGGGAGCTTTATGAATGCTGTGGGGCGAACCGACATTGCTGACAGTTACGGCAAAGCTGGCCTGAACTATAACGCGTTGCTGAAAAGCCATATGAAAGATGGATATTCACAGTACGACGCAGCGGTTCTGATTGGCAATCAGTTGATCGACAGCAAAGGCAGCCAATTTCAGAAACGCTGGGACATGGCGGCGGGTAACGTGGACGCACAGCAAAGTTTAATGCAGCGCTACGGGTTGGAGGAGGTGTTCCGTACGCCAGAAGCCGTCAATCATGCGATGTCGATGAAGCAGAACTGGCAGAGTTATCAAGCAAACCAGCAGGTGATGAACAGCCCGGCGGCCACACAAACGCTGGATCTCGACTTCGCCCGACAGAATGACACATTGACCGCACGCTGGAACCGAATGACAACGTCGTTGCTGAATATTGCGCTCAATGTGGGTGAAGCGTTGATGCCAGTATTGGTTTCTCTGAGTGATGCACTGCTCCCCATTTTGGATCAATTGGTGACCTGGACGGCAGCGAACCCTGAACTGGTTCGCGGGATCGTGATGGCCGTGGCCGGTTTCTTCGCGTTCAGAATGGCGTTGAGCGGGGCGAAGCTGGGAATGGACATACTGTTACCCTCCTTGCAGAGCGTTTGGAAAGGCATTCAGCAGGGCTGGCAGTGGCTTAAAGGGCTAAATCTGAAGGGTTTATGGCCGAGCATTCGGTCGGCGCTAAGCGGGCTGGGTAGTCGTGCATGGGCATTATTAGGACGCATATTTAGCATCGTGTGGCGTCGTGTTGCGATGATGGCAATCGGGGCAGTAATGACGATGATGACGACGCCAGTGGGTTGGGTGGTTGCAGCGGTTGTTGGGGTACTTGCCGCACTAGCTGGAATAGTTGCTTTGGTTTACAAATATCGGGACCAAATTAGTTCGTTTTTTAGCCACCACTGGTCTGATATAAGTCAGAAACACAAAGCGTTTTGGGCTGATCTCAAGAATGGCGCGTCTGGAGGTGTGGCGGGTGTTCTTGGTGTTCTGGTTGACCGGTCGCCATTGGGTACATGGTATTCAACCTGGCTTAAAGGTGCTAATGAGTTAAAAGTCAAGTTACCTGAAAGTCTAAGCGGATTAGCCAGTTTGCTTATCGATAAATTTGTGAGCGAGTTGGCAAACGAATTTCCGAAGTTGCAAATTGTTTCTAACAAAATCGGGGAATTGATTCCCGATAGCGTTAAAGACTTTCTGGGTATCGGCTCGAAAAAAGTGTCTGTAGAAGCCAGCGGTCAACCTGTGGCGGCTGGCGCTGTAGCCACACCAGTTCTAAAACCCACGTCGGTATCTGCATTGTCGCTAGAACCAACCCCGCAACAGCGTGTTGCACTGACACCAACTGTTGGTGGAGCGAAAGGTAAGTTAGCCACCGCAGCCCCTTCCGAACGTGTTCAGGTTGCCTTCTCACCTACCATTTATCTCAACGGCCAGAAGGCAGCGCCAACGCCTGAAATGACGAAGACGCTGACGCTTAGCATGAATGAACTGGAAAATATGTTGAACAAGCTGCTCACTCAGCGTGAGCGCAGGGGGTACGCCTGATGTTTGCGGTATTAGGAAATATTGAATTTAAAGTGACCGCCTACTGGGACGGCTTTAATACGTCATTCGGCGCAGATTATGCCGAGCATGGCCGTATTGAAGGCAAACCTGGCCTGCAGTTCATCGGTGCGAAGCTGGACGAGATTACTATTAGTCTCGTGTTTCACAAGCAGTACTGCACGCCCGATACGGAGCTGAAGCGGTTGGCTGAGGCGATGCGGGCGCATCAGGCAATGGCGTTAGTCTTCGGCAATGGGGATTATCGTGGCTGGTTTGTGATTACGGGACTGACCTCGACCAGCCAGCATACTGATGCGAAGGGCAACGTATTGGCCATGAATGCCGAGCTAACGCTGCGAGAATACATTGGCGATCCGAAGAATCCGCTCAAGCCGCCAGCGATAGAAACCCCTGTTCCTAACGTCAGCGCCATCACCAAAGCGGTCGATAAAGTGAGCAATTTTGCAGCTTCACTACGCACGGCTGTCACGTATGCCAAGAAGGCGCAGTCTGCCGTTAAGGCGGCGAGAACCACCGTGCAGATTGTAAAGCGGATGAAGAACAATCCCGAAACCGCGCTGTTGCAAATTCCCGGACTGCTAACACAAGTCGGGAATGTATTGACGCCGTTAAGTGAGGTGGAACCGGCGTTTAAAAAAGCGGCAGAGGCCATATCTGATACGGCGATTCAGGCAGAGAAGATGATGCCTGAAATTACAGCGGTTAATAAAGCGGCGAATGAAATGCTGAAACAGGTCAAGCAAGTTGCCACCTTGTTGCAGGACGTCGACAGCAAAAATGTTATCGAGAAGCTGGAAGCCATCAGCAAACATGTTGATGCCGCGAGCGACACATTTAAAGGCGCTGAACCTGCGCTGAGCAAACTGACGGCGGAAATCGTGAAGAGGGTTGAAGCATATGCACCTTGAACATATCACTACACAGGGAGAACGCTGGGATACCTTGTCCTACCTGTATTACGGCGATCCGCTCGGCTATCCGCGGATCATTGCGGCTAACCCGCATATCCCCATCGTGCCGCTGTTGCCATCGGGTGTGGTGGTGCTGATTCCGATTATTGAACAGGCAGAGGCCAGTAAAGCGGAGGACACCCCACCATGGCTGCGTTAACGGAAGAACTCAAGCTGATCTCTCCTGCGGTGTCGGAAGTACTGCAACCGGCGTTCACTCTGTGGTATCAGCAAAAAGACATCACCAACGATATCGCGCCGTATGTTACCAGTGTGACGTATAGCGATAGCATCAAGAATGAATCGGATTCGATCGAGGTCAGGCTCGATGATACCGATGGCCGCTGGATGGATAAGTGGTATCCCGGTACGGGCGATACGTTATCTCTCAAGCTAGGCTATCTCGGTGAAATGCTGTTTGACTGTGGCACTTTCTCGATTGATGAAATTGAGGTGAGTTCACCGCCTAGCGAGGTGATGATTCGCGGTGTCGCGACATCGGTCAATCGTGCATTGAGAACCAAATCAAACCGCGGTTTTGAGGATACGACGTTAGCCGCCATTGCGACGCGCATCGCGAAAAAGCATCAGTTGATGCTGGTAGGGAAGATTCAGATCATCAAGATCGATCGCGTTACGCAATATGCGGAAACTGATGTCGCTTTTCTAAAGCGGCTCGCCAGTGAATATGGCTATGTCGTAAAAGTAGTTAGCGACCAACTGATTTTTTCCCATCTGGCAACGCTGCGCAATCAGGCGTCTGTTCGACAAATTAAGCCAACGGACGTCGCGCGTTTTTCATTGAGCGACACGATCAGCCACGTCTATAAAAATGCCAAGACGAAATATCAGAAAGGAAGTGAAAAGAAACTGATGGTGTGTGAAGCCGACGGTAGCGCGAACGACGAAATGAAGTCTGCCGGTGCTGAGACCAGTGCGGATACGTTGAAAGTTAACGTGCGCGCGGCGGATGCTTCTGGTGCGAGGATGAAAACGGATGCTGCATTGGATGCGCACAACGAAAAGCAACAAAAGGGGTCGATGACGCTGATGGGCAGCCCGCAGTTGGCGGCGGGGAATAAAGTGGAGCTGGTGTCGTTCGGCCAACTTTCCGGCCATTGGTTGATCGAATCGGCTCGCCATGCTCTGGAACGTGGCAGTGGCTACACCACGGAGATTGGGTTGATTCGCGGGCCAATTACGGCGGGCAAGCGGAAATCGGACGGCGGAAAAACGCTGGTGACTTACCACCCAGATGGCAGCCAGACAACACAGACGGTCCAGAGTAAAAAGGATATAGGTTTATGAGTTTATCTCGTCGAATTGGCACGATAAGTGCGGTAGATGAGGTTCGCGTCATGGTGCGCGTTCGTCTACCAGAGTGCGACAATCTGCGTACGGCCTGGCTTCCGGTATTACAGCGCAATACGCAGAATAATAAGGATTATTGGTTGCCGGATATTGGCGAGCAGGTCGAAGTTCTGCTGGACGGCAACGGCGAAGATGGCCTGGTACTGGGGGCGATTTACTCCGCCGTTGATGTGCCAATGCTGGCAGATAAGGACAAAAGGGCGATAACGTTCGCTGACGGTGCGCATATTGAATACGATCGCCGAACGCATACGTTAACGATCAACGGCGGCGTGCAGCATATTGCGATTAGCAGCGGTGCTGACGTGGTGGTTAACGCCCAGCGGGTCACCATTAATGCGCCAGAAACGACGGTGACGGGCAAGCTACTGGTGCAAGGGCAACTCACCTACGAGAGCGGGATGTCCGGTTCCGGCGGTGCCAGCCTTAGCGGTGATGTCAGTATCTCCGGTAACGTCAGCGCCAGCGGCAGCGTCATGGACGCCGGCGGCAACTCCAATCACCACTCGCACTAACGTTTCCCTAAACCGCTTTAATATTCCTTTCTCTCACCGGGGGCGACAATGGCCCCCTATGAAAACTCAATCTGTTTTTTGGCAACCGGCGCTGCAACGTCCCGGCGACATCGTCGAAGGAACGGCAGATATCATGCAGGCGATTCACATCATCCTGCGGACACCCTGCGGCAGCGACCCACATCGGCCTGACTTTGGTAGCAATCTACATCTGTATCTCGATTATCCGATCGATCGTGCGATCCCGCATGTCGTCAGGGAATCGGTAGAAGCGATCAAACGATGGGAACCTCGCTGCCAGCTACTGGCGGTTAAACCTTCTGTGAATGGGGCTCACCTGACGCTGCACGTTAGCTGGAAAACCGCTAACGGCGCGACACAGACCACGGAGTTGTTATGGCGCTGACAGAACCCAATTTTATTGAACGCGATGCGGCGAAGATTACCGCCGAAATGATCGCGAAATATGAAGCTGATTCAGGGAAAACACTCTATCCGGCGCAGGCCGAACGCCTGCTGATCAACCTCTTTGCTTACCGGGAAACTTTATTGCGTAGTGCGGTCCAGGAAGCCGCCAAGCAGAACCTGGTTGCGTTTGCTCGTGCGCCGATGCTGGATTATCTGGCAGAACTGGTTGGCGTCTACCGTTTGGCGGCGCAGCCAGCGCGTGCAGAACTTCGCTTTACCCCTGAAACGCCGTTAGTCAGCGATCTGCTGATTCCTGCGGGCACTCGCGTTAGTGCATCAGACAGCGTGATTTTCACCACCGACAGCGATGCGCTGCTGAGAGCGAGCGGCAGCGGCGTCACCGTACTGGCGACCTGTACCGAAAGTGGCGATGTGGGCAATGACTGGCTGCCTGCTCAGATCAGCACGCTGCTGGATGAGATTGGCGACAGCGATTTAAGCGTCGTCAATATCAGCAAAAGCAGCGGCGGCTCCGTCGAGGAAGATGACGATCGCCTGCGTGAACGTGTTCAACTGGCACCGGAATCGTTCAGTACGGCGGGATCGAAACTGGCGTATCGCTTCCATGCGATGCGGGCACACCAAAACATTGTTGATGTCGCGGTGATGTCGCCCGAACCGGGTGAAGTGGTGCTGTATCCGTTGCTCAGCACCGGTTTGCCGGACAGCAGCATGCTCTCGCTGGTGGAAAGTTTTTGCTCCGACGAACAGGTGCGTCCACTGACGGATTTTGTTTCCGCCAAATCCCCCACGCAGGTGGATTACGCCATCAGCGCCAAATTGACGCTATTTAACGGCGAACAGGCTGGCGTCGTTCAGGCCACTGCAGAAAAAGCGGTACAGGCCTGGGTTGAAACCCGCACCGCCACGCTGGGGCGTGACATTGTCCCAAGCCAGATTATCGCCACGTTATCCATCCCTGGCGTGTATCAGGTGGAGCTCGTTTCGCCGTCATTGATGGTGCTTGATGACAGTGAATGGGCGAATTGTACGGGCATCAATGTCAGCGTCGTCGGGGTGTCGAATGGCTGATTCACTGCAACTGCTGCCACCGCCGTTAGCGGCTGACGCCAGCTTTCGTTCGCTGGCGGAATTGGCCGACCGCTTTGATGACATCGATCTGAATACCTTGCTGGTTTATCTGATCGATATTGCCGATAGCAGCGCGTTGCCCTGGTTGGCCGAACAGTTCTCATTGTTCGGCGACGGTTGGGAGCTGGCGGAATCGGATGACTCCAAACGTGCGCTGATCAAGGCCGCTATCGATCTGCATCGCAGCAAAGGTACGCCCTGGAGCATTAAAGAGATCATCCGCCGCTTTGGCTTCGGTGACAGCACGCTGATCGAGAATATTGGCCGTCTGAGCTACGACGGCGAAACCACCTACAACAACCTGTATGTGTACGGCGACAAAGCAGCATGGGCAGTTTATCGCGTGCTGCTAAAACAACCGATTACCAACGATCAGGCCAGCATGCTGCGCAATGCCATTGGGATGCTTGCCCCGGCGCGATGTCATCTGGCCAGCATCGAATATTGGGCAGTGCCTATCCGCTATAACCGGGCAGCAATATACGACAGTAACTACAATCATGGGAGCGCTTGAGCATGGCGAATTTGTCAGAGAACCCACAATGGGTTGACGGCATTTATCAAATCGAAACGTCAGATCCGGTCGCAGGTGGACCGGACGGTGTTTCAAACCGACAGGCTAAAGAATTGGCCAGTCGTACCCGCTATTTGAAAAAAGAGCAGGAAAAAATGGGTAGCGATCTGGCAACACACGCTGCTGCCGCTGACCCGCATACGCAATATGCGCTGAAGGAGAACCCGACTTTCACTGGCACGCCGAAAGCGCCAACACCTGCAACCGACAGTAATAGTCAGCAGGTGGCGACGACGGCATTCGTGCGCTCGGTAGGCGCGACGAAACTGGCGAAAGACCAAAACGGTGCGGATATTCAGGATAGAGAACTATTTAACCGGAACCTGGGTTCATCGCGTGCATACAGCTCCTCGATTCCCATTGGAGGAAGTGCCGGTTTATGGACAACCGCTGAGTTTATTGGCTGGTTAGAAAGTCAGGGCGCCTTTGTTCATGCTTATTGGGTGTGTCGTGGTTCGTGGTCGTACACCCACAATAAAATCATCTCTGATACGGAGTGTGGTCAGATACCACTGGCTGGCTCTGTTGTTGAGGTTATGGGGCAAAACGGTGCCACGACAATCAGGGTGACAACGCCGTCAACCGCGCCAGGTGGGTTTAGCGATTCAGCGAATGCACAATTTACTTATATCTATAACGGGTTTGATTATTCTCCCGGTTGGAGACGTGATTACAATACGAAGAATAAACCGACAGCAGCCGATATTGGTGCGTTATCGGAGAAGGCAGTTGCTCAGGCGGCGGCAAAGTTGGCGACTCCGCGTACGATCAACGGGGTGTCGTTTGACGGCACGGCTAATATCACGCTGACTCCCGCAAATCTCGGCTTAACTGAGACGGTTAATCTTGCTGCTGGGGCATTACCAAAAACCGGCGGCGTTATGTCAGGTGGCGTTCGTTTAGGCGGTAATCTCGACCTGCCTCTGGAAAAACGTATTACAGGCGTTTTCCCTGATAATACCTATCGTGAAATGCTCTGGCTTGCATCTGATAACACTATTCAGGTTGGTGATATAAATAGTGAGATTGCTATTAGAACGAAAGGCTCACTCAATATTTTAGTTAAGGATAAATGGCACCAAGGGTACCATACAGGGTTTAAACCGACTGCAGCTGAGCTTGGGGCTATAACAAAGTCAGATGCTGACAATAATTATGTTCGTCAGGGTTCATTGGGCGTTATTTATAAAAACGATGACCTTGCATGGAATAGTCCTACGGGCGCTTACTTAAAAGATAACGGAGGGTATACCTCTCTTATCTGGCATATGGGATTAAATACGGGTTCCGCATCAGCAGCCCAATTCCATTTCGGCTATTCAAATAGTGGTTTGATGTATCGAAGTTCCCGTGATAATAGCGGATTTGAAAAACCATGGGCGCGTATTTATAGCGATCAGGATAAGCCTACGGCTGCTGATATTGGGGCATTATCTCTCAATGAGCTTGTTGGTATCCCTATGCCCTGGCCACAGGCAACAGCACCTTCTGGTTGGTTAAAATGCAACGGGCAAGTATTTGATAAAAATATCTATCCGCTTTTAGCACAAGCTTATCCAGCAGGGCTATTGCCCGATCTCCGCGGTGAATTTATTCGCGGCTGGGATGATGCTCGTGGGCTTGATACTGGGCGCGCGTTGCTATCAACGCAGGGCGATGCAATCAGAAACATTACAGGTTCTATTGCCGTCTCAACAGAAAGCACAGGCTCCAGCACAGCTGTTGGTGCGTTTAGCCTAACCGGAATCGGAGGAACAGTTGCAACGTCAGGATTCGGCAATCGTGGTATACCGAAATTTGATTTTGATGCATCAAAAGTTGTCCCTACAACAAACGAAAACCGTCCTCGTAATATTTCCTTTAATTACATCGTGAGAGCAGCATAGTGAAAAATTATTCTATTGAAGTTAACTCAGCAAAAATAAACGAATCAGGATTTAGCATTCAGGCGGGGTGGATTACTGTATATCAGGCTCATCCAATAAGCCGAGAATATATCGGTGCAAATTATGAGTATTTACCTATTGGTGTCGGTATTCCTGCTGATAGCTATATTGACGTCCCTGAACTTCCTCAGGCAGGTTTGGCGCTAAAACGTAGTACAGACGGAAAAAAATGGGAGCACATATCTGACTACCGTGGGCAGACTGTTTATAATAAAGAAACTCGGTTCCCTCTGAAGGTCACGGATATCGGAGCGTTGCAAGATAATCAGACTTTATTGGTACCAGGCACTGAATTTGACAAATGGGAAGATGGGCAGTGGGTAACCGATCTCGCTGCACAACAGCAAGCATCAATCGTTAATAAAAAAGCGGAGCTAAGTACGAAGTTATCTCAAGCAAATGAACGTATTCAGGTACTCAGTGATGCCGTTGAGCTCAATTTAGCTACAGAAGAAGAAAAAAATGAGTTGAAAGCGTGGAAAACTTACCGCCTACAGCTCAGTCGAGTTGATATTAATTCGCTAGAAAATATTTGGCCTGATATGCCATTAGTAAAGTAG